TCGATATTCTGTCTTGTCAGATGCCGTTTGAGTAACGGAAAAAAGTACAACAAATAGCCACCCCATGATGGCTCATTTATTATTTGAAATGAATCATTGAAGAATAAATAACGCCACTCATAGCCACCAACATAACACCGCAAGCTTTAATCAAAATGCCTTCAAGGCGTTTTAATCTTGCATTGATTTGTTCATAGCGAAACGCGCAGATTTCTTCGTGCGAATTTAGCCGTGCTTCTGTTTCGTTGATGGTTGCCATGTTTTACCTAAATCTTGGTCCACTAAACCACATTGTTGCTGAATAGCGTAATCCTGACAATACAGGCAAAACTCTATGTTCAAGAATACTTGGAAACGCAATCATCGTTCCCTTTGCCAATGGTGCTTTGTAATCGTTGTACAAACGAACTTCAAATTCACCGCCTTCGAATCCATCGTTTAACAAACAAACTACTGACACTTTGCGATCAAGCGGATTGCCCGACAAAGTGAAAGTGTCTGTGTGCCATGCGTAATGGTGGTTTACATCGTATTCAGCAAATTGAATATTCTCTTTCTGCGTAATTTCGTAGTTCCACCCGCAGACCTGATTGGCTTCTAGCGCAAACTTTTCCAAGTCTTTGGCTAACCAATAATCAGGTTCAGCAAAACGCACTTTTGTATTTCGCGTAACTTTATTTTCTTGTTCGCCCTTTTCACCCATCTTGGCATCGTTAACTTCGATGTTAGATAGTTCAGCAATCACTTGGTTGCAAGAATCGTTATCAAGGCTTCCTAAATACCAGATGGGCAAATGGCTCATGTCTTATCCTTTTATATTATTGTTTGGCAAATGGTGGTGGTGGGCGAACTCCATTTTTTTCTTGGAATTCTTGGCCTAACTTGCTTAACTTCATAAACAAATCAATGCACTCACCTAATTGGCCAGTTGCTAACTGTTTCATAATTACATTAAATTCAGAAACAGTTACTTCGCCAATGTTTATCTTATCGTTCATGTTTTATCCTTTTAAGGGGTTGGGGTTGGTGTAGGTGGCAACCAAGGCAATGGCTGTTCAACTACGGGATCAATTTTATCTGCAATTTGTTTAGCAATTACGCCATTTACATGATCTTCATATGATCCTGTAACCAAAGGCTGAATCCAACCTAAAACAATTTCTTGCGTCAGTTGGTCGTAAGGTACAAAATCGGTTTGGTCTGGGTTTGGATCAAGTGGTGTAGCACCAGTAAAAACACCAGTATTGCCGTTTTCATCTGTGCCTGTTTTTGTCCAATAAGTTTGAACTACATAGTCGGATTCAGTACCAACTGTAGTTACCTTCATGCCTGTTACGGCCCATGTGTAAGTGATTGACATTTTATAAACCCTTTATGGTTTTGTTGGGAAAGTAACATTAACGGGAAATCCCGCTTGCTGTGGAATATCGCGTAATGCCTGCCGATATGAAGCCCAAGCATCTTTGGTTGCTTGCGGCACATCGCCTGCTTGTGTCCAATCTGTTTGTGCAAGCAATTCGTTTCTTTGCATCCTAACTTTCATTGCAAGAACATCATTACTTGGCGGGATATAGTTAGCAATTGGGCCATGTTTCCCATCAATCAATTCTGCAAACAAAACGCGCCCATGTTCTGCAATATCATTTTGCATTGCTGTAAATGGCAAAACCTCAGAACCAAATTGACTAACTGTTACTTCACAATTAATTAAAGTTTGTTCTGCATCTCCCCAAATAGGATTTGCAACGCTAGTGATTTCTATTTTCATATTTTATCCTTTAAGAAATTCTTAACCACAAAGTAATATCTTGATAATTTCCTGATCCGGGCGCACCGCTATAACCCATACACCGCCAAGTTCCCGCACCAGTTCCAGAATTAGCACCGCCTGCCGCAGAAAAATTCAAAACACCGCCTGCCGCTGTACTACCGATTGAATAGGCTGTACCACCACTAAAACTACGCATAAACCCATATGTTCCAACTTCAGCCGCCCCCCCGCCTGCGATCGCATTTAAAACAGGGGCAGTGTTAATTGAATTGGCATTGATTGCGTTTAAACGGGATGTGCCGTTTGGATCGGAATAATATCCAGTATCATTGGTGTCGTAGAAAATTGGTGCGCGAAATGAACCATCGGTAGAAACATATCCGAATGAATTTGTTATGTGAGTACCATAAGTTAAACGCCATTCCATTGTTGGATTTGAATCGCTACCACCTAAAGCGGCAAACCATCCTGTGCTATTTTCACCCCAACCAGATGGATTTTTAAATAAACCTGTAGTTAAATGTGTCCTGTAGCCACCAGAATGAGTTGCCGTTTGGTGCGTCATTGGATACCAAGCGTTAGAACCGCCTTGATTTCCTTCTGGTGTTTCTAATGGCGCATCTGTTAATTGCGTAACACCACCAGTGTATGCATAGTTTTGAAGTAAAATTTTATAAAGTCTTGATTGACTATTTGGATTTAGATAATATCCTGTATCATTGCTATCATAGAAAATAGGGGCGCGAGAAGAACTATTAACTGATAAATCCCCGCTAGAGTTGCAACTCATAACATTACTGCCGCCTGCATTTCGGAAAAGCACCTCAGTATTAAACTGGATATACCAGTTATTTGAATGGTACTGCATTTTTCCCGCAAACTCGCCAGTCCATGCAGAGGAGTCAGCACGCCAATCACCCACTGTTCTAATTGATTGTGCGCTATTTGGATCTATATAATACGCTGTGTTGTTGCTATCGTAAAAAATTGGTGCGCGTACACTTTCATTACCCTGTATAACACCCGATATCGTCAAATTGCCGCTAAATGTTCGGCCACTTGTATTTAAATATTCAATCCAACTGCCAAAAGTTCCACCTTGCACATTTCTAGTTGTTAATCTGTTTGCGTTATCTTCCCACCCCCAAGCAACTTGAGTTCCCCAAAAATTACTAGAATTTGTGTGTCGAAAGTTTTGCTGAATCCACCACGATCCTCCGGGGCCGTTTATATTGTTTGCACCTAAATCACCTCCATATCTAGCAGTTCCCGCAGGGGTGTTTTGAAAATCCGCGTTCCAAGAACCTGTGCTACCCGTTTGGTTAATATAGTTTGAACTGTTAAGAAATGTTGCTGAACCCGCAGACCCTGTAACATTAATACTCCAAGTACCTGATGCGCCACCACCAGTTAAAGTCGGGGCATAAGAGTTGTAATTGTTAGACATTAGCACATCAGCGTAAGACGAATACGCGGATGCAGAACCAAAAGATTGTTGCCACACACGCATGGCAATCGTGCTTTTGTTGAACATCACCAAGTTGTCATTTCCACCCGATGCGTCTGAATATGATCTAAGCGCCAAGTAATCTGCATAAGGCGCAGAATTATTATTTGCCCAAGATGTAAAGCCAAACCCCATCCTAGATGCCAATGTGCTATTAGGGGCAATCGTTCTAATGTCTTGTGTCAAAACATAAGTTGCAGTTCCAGAAGTCGGGCCGGGTGGGCCAACAGGGCCAGTTGGGCCTGTAGCCCCTGTTGGGCCTGTAGCGCCTGTTGGGCCTTGTGGGCCAGTTGGGCCTACAGGGCCAGTTGGGCCAATGCCACCAGTAGGGCCAGTAGGGCCAGTAGGCCCTGTTGGGCCTGTCGCACCCGCAGGGATACCAAAGTTAAATACTGCCGCGCTAGATGTGCCGCTGTTTGTTACTGTTGCAGGGCTTCCCGCGGCTAATGTTGATGTTGTGCCTGCGGCAATAGTTGCGGCTGTTCCTGTCGGGCCAGTTGGGCCTGTCGGGCCAACAGGGCCAGTAGCACCAGTTGGGCCAACAGGGCCAGTTGCGCCCGTAGGGCCTGTAGGGCCGCTTGGGCCTGTAGGAATAACAAAGTTAAGAATTGCCGCAGATGATGTGCCTGAGTTAGTCACATTAGCCGCACCACCCGCAGGGCTTGTTGAAGTTGAACCAACAGTAATCGTTGCCGCTGTGCCTGTCGGGCCTGTCGGGCCTGTAGGCCCTGTAGCACCCGTTGCGCCTGTTGGGCCAAGTTGGGTGTACATGATTTGCCCAAGGTTGGCAATGACAGATGGTGTTGCAGGCGTAACGGGTGAAGTGCCTGCCGCACTGTGTTGCAAACTTACATCTGTGCTTGTTCCTGTCCACCACAATTCAATGTAATCATTTGCAGAAACAGAAGTGCCAATGATTGAAACAGTAACCAATTGGCTACTTGCATTACCAACAGATTTTCTTGGTTCTAAGTCAATTTGAACTGCCGAATTAGGATAGTCAGCGCCATTTAATCTTATCCAAAATGTTGCAGTCTGAACATCGTTTGATAGGTTATGAACTGCGGCAACAAATGTAAATTGGTAAGTGCCAATAGTAGATAGAACCAGTTGGCTAGTTCCATTGCGAGAAATACCATTTGCAGAATAAGTTGAATTGATTGTTACAACTTGCGCTGTGTTAGCAGTGGCAATTGGTTGGTCTGTTGTATCGTAGAACGCGCCAAAGTTACCTAATGCACCGCCTGCACCAGTTGGGCCAGTTGGCCCTGTTGGGCCTGTTGGGCCAGTGTTACCTATAGGGCCTTGCGGGCCAGTTGGGCCAGTTGGGCCTGTCGGCCCTGTTGGGCCAATTTGGTTAATCTCAATAATTGATTGTGTGCCATCATCCTTTTTCAAGAACAATTTGCCATCAAATGTATTGATTGCGATTTCGCCCAAATCAAGATCGGCAGTTGTTGGAACTTTTGCCGCAACCGCTGATCTCTTAACCTGAATTTTATTAGCCATGTGGCTGCCCTTTCGTTGCTATGTAGCAGGGTGAATTTTATTTAGTATGTGCCACCATCAACATTAATGTCGTATGTATTTGCCGCAGTCAATTGGCCTTGCGCGTTTACAGTAAACGAAACAGTTTTTTGGCCTGTGTTGTTGCCGTAAGAAGCAGCACTAACACCAGTATTAGTAATGCTAAATGTAGTGCCTGTAAGTGTCAATCCTGTGCCTGCACTGTATGTTCCTGCACCTGAAAATTGAACCCAAGTAATAGCAGTAACACCCAAAGTGCCGCCTGCGTTAATTGTACAGACCCAGCCAGTATCAGCAAGGGTTGAACCATCTTCGACAAAGGTGAAAGCAGAAACCAATTCGTTCCATGTGTTTGCATCAGAACTGCGCGACCATGCTGTTGCAGAAGCAACATAAATGCCGTTCTCCGCAGGCGCATTTTGGCTTCTAACCAAAACCCTGTCGCCATCTGCAACTGTGTAGCCATCAATTGTTAACAAGCCTGAAAGCGTGATGTTGCCTGTAGTGCCAACAACGCAAGAAGCCTTAACATCTAAACCTTGCGCTACATTGTCAACATAGCTTTTGGTTGTTGCATCTTGCGCGCTTACGGGGTCTGCCAAGTTGGTTAACAGTTGGCCTCCAAAGCCAAATGCGGATGTAGGCGCAGATAAATCACTTAGGCTTGCTTGCGTTCCCGCTGTAGCCAAGCCCTTGGCGTTAATTGTGATCTTTGTATAAGCACCAATATTGGTGTTAACAGTCGCCAATGTAGTTGTGATATTTGCGTTAGCAGAACCATCAAACGATGCTGAACCAGTTGCATCACCATTTAAAGCAATATCACGGGCAGTGGCAAGTTTGGTTGCAGTCCCAGAATTGCCTGTTACAGAACCAATGATCGGGTTGCTGAATGTCTTATTGCCACCAATAGTTTGGTCTGTAGAGTTATCAACAAAAGCGCCATTACCCGCAATTGGGATAATTGAAGTTGCTGTGCCGCCTGCACCGCCTGTGCCTGTGCCGTAATAAAGAACATTTGTTTGTTCGTTAAACGCCAACTCAGCATTTGCCAAAGTTGTTGGTGCGCCTGCACCACCACCATTTGCCCTGCGTTTAATGCGAATAGTATTGCTCATGTCAATTCCTTAAAAATTTCCACCATCAGTGACTTCAGTTTGTGGGACATTGACCCAATCGCCATCCATCCACATAAGAACATCGCGGTTATTTGCGTCTGTAATGACGATTGGATAGCCACCAATGTTTGATTCACCGGGGGGGCCAACAGGACCAACAATGCCACGATTTAACTGAATGACATTGTCGGGTAACTGTGTAATAACTGCGTTAATGGCAGAAGGATTTTGAACAACAAGTTTTAAGTTGTTTGAATCTTGAACCTGAACATTTACGCCATTAGTATTCCCAACATTAACTTTAATGTTTGGCATTTAGACCACCACGATTCCGTCTGAACGAACCAAGAACAACAAGAAAATTATTGAATCATCTTGTGGGTTTGTTGAATTGGCAGGGAAACCAATTTTGATCCTTCCAGAAAAGCCAACGCAATCAACAGCGTTAATTTTTAACTCTGGATCAGAATTAATTAAATCCCATGTGTAGTCGTTGATAACAAGCGTAAAAAATCCTGTGGCATCACTTCTGTTTGTAATGCTTAAAGCAATGGGTGTTGGTGTAGGCGTATAGTTGCCGATATCAAACGACAAACCATTTCTTGTATCTTGAATATTAGATACAGACCTTCTAACGATTTGAGCATCAATAGAAGCACCGCCAAGGTCGATAGGTGTTACGCCATCTGCGGCTGTCATTGTCATGTTCCAGTAGGTTTTTTGTTGCCAAACCAACTCGCCCGCAATTATTTCGTTCTCGAAACCG